CCGGTAGTCCTCCCGGCGGTAGTCCTCCCGGCGATCGTACAGCCGCTGCCATTCCGGCGCCTCGCCTTGCAGCGCCCAGGTCTCGCCCAGTACCGTGTTGACGAATACCTGAAGCAAGGCCGGGTTCTTCTGCGCCTCTGCAAACATCGCCGCGGCGTCCGCCCAACTGAACCAGCCGACTGGGCTGTACAGGCTGGACAAGTGAAACCCTGCCGCCTTTCCCGGTCCTGGCTCCGCCGGTCGCCACTCGCCGTGCGCGAGCATCCAGTGCTTCTGGTGGTTTTCGATTTCGCCACTGCAGTGTTCGCAGATGTAAACGGCCAGCTCCGGCTCACCCTTGGGCCAACGGACCTGGGCGAACTTCAGCGTCTGAAACTCCTGACAGTGCGGGCACGGAACCCAGTAGGAGCGCTGATCGCTGTCCTCGAAACACGCTTCAATCCGGCTGCGGCCGGTGATCTTGGGAGTCGAGATCATGAACACCTTCCGCCGCGCAAACGTGCGGGTTCTCGCCAGCGCCAGATTGACGGGATCTCCCTCGCCATCCACATCGCCGGGATAACCATCGATTTCATCGAGGAACAGATAGCGTGCCGCCATCGAACGCAACCCCACCGCGCTGTTGGCCCCGGTCATGACCAGGATGCCGCCGGGGAACTCTTTGGCGAGCATCGTATTGCCGGAGTCGCGGGAGCGTGGGTCGCTCACTAGTTCTCGCAGTGCCGCACTTTCTTCAATGAGCGGATCAATACGCTGTTTCGAGTTGCGCTTGGCCATATCGACTGTCGGCTGGACCGCGAGCATCGGACCTGGCGCTTGGTGGACGACGTAACCGATCCAGTTATTTCCGCACTCGGTGCCGCCGATTTGCGCGCCTTTCATCAGCACCACTGTTTCGACGGCGGATGAGGGTGAGAGGCAGTCCATGATTTCGCGAAGGTATGGTGTACGTTCCGTGCGCCATGGGCCGGGCTCGGCGGAGGCGCGCTGTGACAGCGTTCGATAATGGTCCGCCCACTCGGATACAGTCAGCAGCGGATCGGGCCTGGCGCCGTCGGCGGCGGCACCCGCGTAGACTTCCTCAGCGGTTTGCATCGGAGAACTCCAGGAGCGCCTTGCGAATCTCGGTCGCCAGCAACTCGTGTACCTGTCTCGGATTGGTTTCTGCCGCCAGCACCGCCGCGAGCCGGTCCGGGATGTTCAACATTCCGTCACGGAACTGGCGGAACCGGTTAAACGAGGCAACGCGGACTTCGTCGGCGCTCACCAGCTTCTCCGTACGCTCCTCGAAGTCGATCTTCGCCAGCCGCGCCAAGTAGCTCTCTCGGACAGCGCGGGCCTTAGAGTATTCCAGCCCCGATTCGAGCCGGGGCGGTTCGGCCGGCTCCCGACGCTGCGTTTCAGGTCGCTGCGTTTCAGAATGATGATGGACGCTCTGGGGTGGTGCCGTTGCCGTCGCCGTTGTTGGCTTCGATGCAGGCTGCGGGCGCGGGGCCGTGTTGCGAGCCCAGTTCGCATCGGTCACCTCCGCATCGAGGCGGCCGTCCTCCCGCGTGCTGATACGCCCCGACTTGAGCGCCTTCTGGACTGCCCGCAGGCTGACGCCACGGTGACGAGCATACGCACGCAGAGTCATCGGCTCCGCGTTTGCTGTCACTGTGCGACCGCCAGACGCTCGGCGGCGACCTCATCGAAGGCGCGGTCATCGTCGGCAAGAACGGCGGCCCTCCCGCTATACTCCTGGAATCGCCGACAGATGACATCGACGTATCGAGGATCGAGTTCCATCAATCGGGCGTGCCGTCCGCGCCGCTCGCAGGCGATCAATGTAGAACCCGATCCGCCGAACAGGTCCCCGACCAGGTCGCCAGCCTTGCTGCTATTCAGCAGCGCCCGCTCGATCAACTCGACCGGCTTCATGGTCGGGTGCAGACGATTGGCCGCGGGCTTCTTCTCCTGCCAGAGTGTCGATTGGGACTTGTCGCCGTACCAGGGATCGCTCTGGCCGATAACGTGGCAGTAGAACATCGGCTCATGCTGAAACTTGTAGCGGCCAAATCCCCAGGCGAAGTGGTTCTTCGCCCAGATGATCTGGCAACGCACCTCGAAGCCGGACGCCTCCAGCGCGTTCTGAAACTCGCGCTGCACCGAGGAGGCGTGACAGACGTAGAGCGACGCGCCCGGCTTCACAATGCCGCGGAATCTGGTAAACGAGTCCCGGAGGAATCGATCGAACTCCTCGGGCTGTCGGCTGCGTCGCCAGCCATCAGCCGCTCGACATCTCCCTGCACAGTGGCGTCGCCGCAGAGTACCCGATGTTTGCCGAGAACCCACAGGTCACCCGTCCGGCTCACCGGCTGCTCGGGCGCTTCCGGCGCGGCATCCTCATCGGTCAGGCCGGCAATTGCATCTGGATCCCCGAGCAAATCCCGCAACTCCTCGTCGCTGAACCCTACTACAGCAAGGTCAAAATCCGCGAGTTGCAGATCCTGCAGTTCTAGCCGCAGCAGATCCTCGTTCCAGCCGGCATTCAAGGCGAGCTGGTTATCGGCGATCACGAGTGCGCGCCGCTGCGCTTCCGACAAGTGACCAAGGACAATCACCGGAACCTCGCTCATGCCTAGCTTGCGAGCAGCGAGCAGGCGGGCGTGACCGGCAATTACCACGCGGTCCGAGCCGACTAGAATCGGATTCGTCCAGCCGAACTCGATGATGGACGCCGCCACCTGGGCGATCTGTTCGGCGCTATGCGTGCGCGCGTTGCGGATATACGGGATAGGCTGATCGATCGGCCACTGTTCCACCTGCAATCCGGTGACGTTCATTTGGTTGCTCCAGTGAAGGCCTGCTTGGCGCGGCCATTCCGAGGTGTCGGCGGAGGCGTCTGATGGAGTCCGCGGCGCGCTGCCACCACGCTCATCGGCTCATCCGTTTCCGCCAGCACCGGCTCCCCTCCCACCAGTGCGGCAATCCGGTGCAGGATGACATCGCAATAGGCCGGCTGATCTCGATGCCGTATCCAATCCGGTCGAGAACGTGCGCCGCAGCCATAGTGGTGCCACTCCCCGAAAAAGGATCGTAAGCAACGTCGCCAGCATCCGAGAACGCCTTCAAGAAAAACTCCGGGAGTGCACGCGGAAAAGGCGCGGAATGCGAACCCTGCTCGCCCTCTGCTTTAGCTTCGATTACATTGCTTGGCCAGGCGGTGCCCCTCGTCGTAGACGCGCCGCACCCGAGAAGCCCCGATCCGCTCGGCGCGGATGGGTTGTCGGGAGAGTACCGCACTACATCGTCAGAGATGTGGCCAGCCGAGAGAGGCCGGAATTTGATTTCCTTTTCTCTGCAGAAATGGAACACCGGCTCCCAAGAGTTCTTCAGGCGGTTGGGCCATTTTCCGGGTACGCCATTCGCCGTATTTCGCCATAACTGGCTGAAATCCGCTCGACGCATCATATTCGCGTTGCTTGGCGTATGGCGGCGACGTAACGACCAGGTTGGCGCGAGAGCCAGCGAACAACTGGGCAACTGCCGCCGGGTTCCGGCAGTCTCCGCACAGGAGCCGGTGCGGCCCGATCCTCCAGAGGTCGCCTGGCCGCGTGATTGGGTTGACCGGGGGAGGCGGGATCTCCTCGTCAGAGCCCGCTGTAGGACCTACAGTTTCTGTGGGTAGAAGGTCGCGAAGCTCATCCTCGGAGAAGCCGACCAGCGCCAGGTCCAGTCCCTCGCGCTCCAGGTCCGCGAGTTCGGCGGCAAGTAGCTCCTCGTCCCAGCCGGCATTGAGGGCCAGCTTGTTGTCCGCGATGATGTAAGCGCGCTTCTGTATATCGCTCAAATGGTCCAGAACGATTACTGGCACCTCTGCCATACCTAGTTTGCGGGCAGCCAGGAGACGGCCGTGGCCGGCTATCACTCCGGAATTTGAATCGACTAGGATTGGGGCGTTGAACCCAAACTCCACAATACTCGCTGCGATCTGCGCGATCTGAGCCTCGGAATGCGTTCTCGCGTTGCTGGCGAACGGTGTCAGTCTTGAGACTTGCCACATCTCGATCCGCTTGGCCATCGCTCTAGAGAACATCTGCTCACCTCGATTCAGACTGACTACCGACTACCCGATCCGACTACCCGACGACCTGACGACCTGGGTGACGACCTCTTCGCTGCCCCTAGCGCTAGCGAAATCGCGCTATGGTTTAACCCGCTCGCAAACCTCTAAGACCAAGTACCTTGGGCCCGTTTATACAACGCCGGTAGAATTTCTGACTGGCTCTAGAAGAAGTCGACATATGGATACGGACGTTTCTCCTCTTTTTGCCCTTGTCGAAATACTGACCGTGGGTAGCCGCGGCCCCTCCACAACAGCTACCCCACAGTG